GATGTAAGTATGACTGGATATACTATAGAACAGATGGGTGCTTGGACTCCTGCCGAATGGAGAGATAATTATCATCCAGATTCAGAAAAGAAGTTAAGGAACCCAACTGTGGTAAGCGATTTTACACACAATAAATACATACATATGATGTTTAAGCATAAAGAAGGTAGTTATATCTGTTTAAATATTGACAGTTATTATGAAAGAACAACCCAAGAATACACTGCTTATTTCTATTGGGTTAATGGAGATTTAACAAATAAAAATTGAGTAAACTTTACCTTAGAAATGGTATATGGTGGTACACCCAGGGGACTCCCCCTGGGAGGGTAAGAAAGTCTTTAGAAACTAAAAACAGAACAGTTGCTGAAAGGATCCAGGCTAAATTTGATGAAGAGTTGGCTCTTCGGAAAGCCGGAGTATCAGTTCAAACTATTAATATTCAAAAACCTTATAGATTGTACCTAGATCAAATTGAAGCAAATAAAAGTGTAAGATATAGTAAAGGTATTAAATCTTGCCTTAATATGTTTTTAAAAATAAGTGGAGATCATATTACCAATAAACATCTCACTCCATTATTTATGACTGAATATCTTTACAAGCGTAAAACATTAGGAGCTTCACCCAGGACCCTTAGTGTAGATCACAAACTTTTAGGAAATTGGTTTGACTGGATGAGTATTATGGGATATTTAATACAAAACCCTCTACATGGTTTAATTAAGCCTAAAATAACAAAGGTAAACCCTAATAGAGCATTTAATAAAGATGAGATTAAAGCTGTGTTTGATAAAGTAGGATTAGAAAAAGATTTTATTTTTTGGAATCTGTTATATAAAACTGGTTTAAGGGCTGTCGATGCTTGTACACTTCAAATTGATAATATTAATGGTGAGTTTATTGAATTAGACCAAGATAAGACAGAAAGAAAAGTTGTTATACCAATTCATGAAAGTTTAAAAACTCTAAATTTTTTTAATTTAATTAACCCTGGAAGTCTTGGAAGGACCAGGGAAAGATTAAAAAAAATAATCCATACTACTTTTCATCCTTATACTAAAAATTTAAATGTTGAGGAAATGAATAAGGAAGTAAGAAATTGTCAGTTATTTCATGGTAATCTACATACCTTTAGACATTCTTTTGCATCTCACCTGGAAGAGCTAGGAGCGACCAGATGGGAAACTAAGTGCTTATTAGGTCATAAAGCAGATGATGTCACAGCACAATATGTTAAAGTCAATGTAAAGAGATTGGGTCCCATTATAAATTTACTAGGACAATTTCAAAGCAAATACTATACCGAAAATGTCTAAATTAATATTTGTAGGGAACCCTTTGGCAATATATGGGGAATACCTTTTTTAGATTGTGACATTTTTGTGACATTCTTATTATTGCTTAGAGGGTCACATTATAGTTATAATGAATATAAAATAAACAAAAAACCCCACTAAAAAGTAGGGTTTCTCGACAGTGTGCCCGGAGGGATTCGAACCCCCGACCTTATACTCCGGAGGTATACGCTAGTATTAGTATTGTTAGACTTACAGCTTAGTGTGTCATTTTAAATGTCACACCCTCAATGCTCTTTTATACCAACCATACCAATATTTCTCTTGAGTAGGCTTCTTATTAACTATTCCTGCAAACTTTAAAACCCTATAAGCTCTTAATCTATCTGGCTCCAAGTTTTTACAAGCCTTTAAAGTAGCCGGACCTATATATCCATCTACATCTATTTTATTTTTATTCTTTCCATTACAAGCTCTTTGAAGCACTCTAATAGCTGATCTTAATCCAAAATTAACCACCATATCAAAGTAAATTTCTTTTATAGAATTTGGAACCTCATGAGCTCTTGATGGAACCCAGTAATCATTATAATATAATTCTTCAGCCCATTCCCTGGTAAGTCCTTCAATATGTTCACCAGGATAGGCTCTTTGACTTATACCATATTTAGTGGTCCCACCAGGATCTAGGGGATCCTTTGTTACTTTGGATCCCCCTTCAGATTCAATTACTCTTTCTATGATTTCATCAAAAGTCATTAGAATGGTAAATCTCCATCATCATCATTATCTATTATTGGTCCTGCTGTTTCTTCTTTTTTTAAAAACTCAGAAACCGATATAGATAAGAACTGTTTAGATGGATCAGCTTTTGCAGTTTTTTTCCACCCTGCTAATCGCATTTTTTTTCCATTCATTGTTATATTACCAGTATAGTCTGGTTGGTTCTCTTTTTCTTTTCTGTCATTCACAAATAAGACACCACTGTTATCATAGGGTTGGTCCATCTGTTCTCCTTGTTTTTTGTTATCGAAAATTATTTAGAGCCAAAAATCTTAGAAAAAAATCCTTTTTTAGATTTCTTCCCTTTAGATCCTCCGATCTTTTTGCCTTTCTTCTTCTTTTTCTTTACATCTTCCATAAGTGCATACTGGTCCAAATGCTTATCATTAGCATTTAAAGGTTCTCCATTTAAGGCAGATAATGTTATTAAGACCACTATTGAGTGTGTCATATTTAGTCTGCTTCTCCTCCCATCAACTCGGCAACAGAATCAGTGCAAGCGTCAGCAATATCTTTATAGAATACCACCTCTTCAGCTTCTGTCATCCCAGGTAATGAAGTTAATTTGGCTAATTTCTCAGCCAGGGTTTGTTCAAAAACATCGCTTTGCATTTTCTTCATTACTTCTTTAGTAAACATAGCAATAATCTTTTTTGCAAATTTCTTCATTAAAAACTCCTTAGTGTTATATTAATTATTATTGGGACAACAAATAAACCTACACTTCCCCAGGTCTTAATTCTTTCAATGACCAGGCTATTATTTATGGTGGTCCCATTAAGTTTTTCCAAGTGTTTTTCAATCGCATCTATTCTATTAAAAATAGTAATTTGCCTTTCATTTAACTTGGTTAGATATTTTATCACCTCCTCTCTATGATTGTCACTCATATTATTATCCTGGGCTGATCCTGGAAATGGATCCCTTTACTTCTGATAAATCATTATCAATTCTTGAAAGATCTTGTCTTAAAGTATCTATTTTTCTATCGAGCTTATCATCTGACTTATCTAATCTTTGAAGAAGTTTTAGTAAAATACTTTCAACATTTGAAATGGTCTCTTCAGCTTTTGCCTGGTCAACAGCAATTTTATCTAAACTTTCATTTTGGACTGCCTGGGATTTAATCAGATTAGTAATCATAAAACCTAGAAAAAGAGCGATACAGCCTATTGCTCCTAATTCCCCCCAGGCTTCAAGTAAGGTGCTTGTGTCCATTATTTGCTTTTTCCTTTAAAATTAATTGGATTTAATTTTTGCCAACTTAAATTCAATAAATAGGTCCCTAATTTTTGGATTATGGACCAGTATTTTTTTTTCATTTTACTGCACCTAAAGAGTCCTGGATCACAAACTGAGAACTGTCTAATGGTCCAATAGGGATCCCACTTACTATTAAGTTATTATCACAACTCATAAACAGAGATCCCAACCAGGTAATAATTAAATATTTATTTAGCTTTCTCAACAACTTCCATTCCAGTTTCTTTTAAAGCATCTTCACAACCCTTTAATCCAATTCTTAGTTGAGTAAGGTTAAAAGAAGCTCTTTCTACCTTATTCATTAAGTCTTGTCTGTGTTGTAAAAAAGCCTTTTGTTCTGGTGTCAGAGCATCTAAATCTTCTTGTGAATACTCTTTACCAAATATGTTTATTGTCGGCTTTTCTTTTTCTTTTTTAGCCATCATTAACTCCTTGTTATTTTACTTTATCAAAATCTTCCATAGCTACTTCAACTGCTTTTGCTAAATCTGTGTTGCGAGTTGCTTCTGCTTCATAGCCAGTCTTAATTGCTTCTAACTGTTCCTTAGTGTATTCAGTCTTATTATCATCCATCGCTACACCAGTTTCAGCACTATACACTTTTTCTTTTAGCACAATCTTATCTTGAGTAACTGCATCTTCGCCTTTCACAATCACTACATCAAATTCATCTTTTTCTTCTTTGACTGCTTCTTTAATGGTTACAGTTTCTTTTTCAAAGGCAACTAATGACTTTGCTTTCTTATCAGCGTATTTATCCCAGTTCATATTATTCTCCGAATTTGTCTTTAGCTTTGGTTAATAACTGTGCCTTAGTATGTTCTTCTGTCCATGCAACACCATTAACAGATAAATACTTCTTTAGCTGTGCTTCTGTCCAACTGTCACTAGGCTCACCACTAGGATAACCATTTTGCGATATAAAGTATGCTTCTTTGCAATCTGCATCAAATAGAGCATCTGCAATTTTTTTTACCTTAGCATCTTCATTTTCCCAATTTGAATTTGGATGCACTACATGGCGATGATAACTGGTTGAACCAATTTGTTTACCATCATCCATTACCTTAGTTGCTGTTCTTACTTGAATCGAGTAGTCTCCTACCAACTCAACTTTATCTACTTCTACTATTTTTTCTAAAGCCATAAAGACCTCCTTGTTTTTAATTCCAATTAATTATCCAATTAATCTGTAAAATATGTGACATTAATTCTAATACTTGTACTGTTAGCAAATATCGCTGTAGCTGTAGCAGTAGCAGTTGCACCACTTCCACCTACACTACAAAGCGTAATTGTACTTGCATCATTATTAACAGATGGATTTATGGTACTTACTGTATTTGCAGAGCCACTAAAAAAACCAACATATCCACTTGCTTCTGTTGCATTCATTGATGGATATGGTAATCCACTTATAGTATGAGTGCTACCAGTTCCAATAGCATTAATATTAAGACTCATGATACAAGTGACTTTTCTTCCAATTTTAGTATAATTTCCTACTTGTGCATTATAAGAAGTGCCTTCACCAATTGAAGGCGTAAAAGTACCTTCTTCATATTCTGTGCCACTATCATAAGGTGTATTCTCTAAAGTTGGAGCAGTGGCATCAAGTGTTCCAGCACCTACAGTACCATGTAAGCCATTACCAGATTTATCGCCCCATACTTTACTACCAGCACTAGAGCCATCGAGTTCACAAACTGCACCGATTGGAACTACTGTTATATTTTTTAAAGCAACATATTCATTTTCTGCATTTCCAGCGACAGTTTGACTTCCTCCATCAGTTAGATATAGAAATAAATCTCCACTAGATAAATCATTGACTTCAAAAGATACATTAGTCTGCCAAGAACCAGTTGTACTAAATTGATTTAAAGTAGTCTGTAGTCCAAATTGAAAACCATCTACTGTTTGTCCACTTGGGATATAATAATCAAATTTTATCCTATATGCTCTCCTTGTAGCTGTAGCTGAATTTCTTCTTGCATAGTGACTCGCTCCACTTGTTGCATCTGCAATAATTTTTAATGTATCATCCACACCTCCTACACTATCGCTATTACCAGTAACAGTTGCCCTTCCAGCATTTGCCCAAGAATCTGCACCACTTGTAAAATCAGAAGTATATGAGGCAGTCTGATTAGCACCTTTATACTTAAATGGTACACTTGCACCAGAATAGTCATCTTTAATTTCTGTTGCTGTTAAGGCTTTATTCCAAACCTTAGCATTGTAAAGTGATTGATTAGCAAAAGATGGAGATATTACTCTATCAATTCCAAGAAGAGTAACATCTGTATCTGTATTCATAGTAACCGAGGTTTCGCTACTTCCACTATAAATAGAACTTCCATTTAAATATACATCTATTGAAGTTGCTGAATTAAAAACTGCCACTATATGATTAGTTGTACCAACTACAACTGATTTTCCAGTAGAGGTTGTGACCTCTGTAGTATTTCTTCTTATAACTTTTACTTCTAAATTTAATAAAGCAAGTACATAATAAACTGTGCTTCCATTTGCATCATTTAAACTTATAATAGGGTCATAAGCACTAGAACTATCTGCTTTAAATACTGCCGATAAAGAAAAAGGATAGGCTGTTACAACATTACTAGCTTGTATTTTATCATCTACACCATCAAAGCGATAGTAAGGTGAACTCATGGTATTTGCTACATGGTTAGGTACATTTTGAGAGTGGACATAAGCACCAGAATCTTGAGACATATAAACATCGGTTACATCTGCATTACCTAATGTTACTGAATTATCTGCTACTCCAGTAGCTTCATGTCCAATAGCTACTCTATTTTGAGCATCAGCACTACCACTTCCAGAAAGTCTACCAACTAAAACATTTTTGTCTCCAGTACTAAGGTTATTTGTTCCAGTTGAACCACTTGACTCTCCTATGCAAATATTATACTGACCATTGGATATAATACTACCTGCCAATCTGCCAATTCCAATATTAGACATACCATCATCCCCAGAATTAGAACTATCATTTTGAGTACCCAAAGCACTTGCACCAATAGCAATAGAATACTCTCCATATTGGTCAGCATCTAACGCCCCCACTCCAATAGCAACATTTTCTCTCCCCCCAATCATCGCATTACCCGATTTATGCCCGATGAGTACATTGGTGTGGGCTTCTGAACCTATATTTGCTCCAGCTAAATATCCTAGAATTGTATTAGCCGAACTTGAATCTGCTCCACCAGTACCACTATCATTATTAGATAATGAAATGCGAGAGTTGGAATCAATAATCATTCTAAAATCAGCACCATTTGCACTATTAGTTGCTGAAGATGCTGAAATTCTTACATGGGTTGCATTATTTACAGAACCACTTCCACCACCAAGAGTTAGATATGAATGAGTTGAATTTGAATCAACAACAGCAATACCTACAGGCTCTTCTGCATTAGTGTAATGATGTGCACCTATCCGAGCAAATTTTCTTGTGCTATCAGTTAAAGAATCTGCACCAGAATCACCACCTAACTGCAAAGCCATGCTTTGACCATTTAAAATATCAAGACTTGCCTCTGGAGAAGCAGTTCCAACTCCTAAATTTTTATTTACACCATCCAAAACCATAACAGCAGTTCCAGTTGAATCTGCTGGAACTCCATCTGCTGAGTTTGAAACAATAAAAGACAATGCTCCATAAGCAGTACCACCATTACCGATAGACCAATTTCTACTGCTTGAATTTGAATTTACATCTGTTAAAAATACTTTAGCCATTCCAGCCCAAGTACCAGTATCGCCAGATATATCTAATTTAGCATTTGGTTGACCCCCAATTCCAAGCCTATCTGTATTTAGGTATAGTGGAGAAGCATCGCCACTACCATCTACTACTTGAATTGCATTACTACCAGTTCCATCTGCTAATGTATCTGTATTGCCACTTAATTTTAAAAGCGAGGTGTATGAGTCTTTGACTGCTACATTTTCTAAACTTGCCATAATATTTCCTTAATCTAATTCATTCCAGGTCGGGTTTAAATCTTCCCAATGTCTAACTTGTGTGTTCCAGGCACTACTAATCCCAGTAACTATGATTTGAATAGTTGCCCTGGCAAAATTGATTCCAAATTGAAGCATACTTAATCTAAAAAGAGGACATCACCAGAAGAGATAGAAGAACCTCCGGTTGTAGAAACCCCGGTAGGTCTGATCGGCAGGAATGAACCGGCATTGCAGTTTTTAAATGTAATCCAAGCCCCATTCATATAGAATCGATAATTTCCACCGGTTCCTATAAAAACACCTTTGGGTTGAGAATGAGTTGTATCGGTATCGGTAAAAACCCGGACACTATTTCCGGATCCTAACCCTTTGACTACTGCGATTGATGAGCCACTTGCCATGTGCGAATCTCCTTTAAAGAATACTCTTATATTATCTGAAGGACAAAATCCTTCAAGTGTTGAGTCTCCTAAGGCAAAGAAGCAAGTATTAGTAATTAAACTAACATAAGAATATAATGACTAACCTTTAATTTCGGATATAAAAAATAAATTAAAGTCCAGGTTTTACTTTAAACTTTTTCTTTTTGCTTTTAGGTTCTTCTTTTTTATCAAAGCGAAATCCTAATGCTTCTCTTGTAGGTTTATCTGATTCAGCTTTTCCAGAAAGAACTTTAATTTTACTTGCAATACTTCTTTTTAAAGGTTCATAAGGAAACCCTCCAACTACTGGTGCTTTACTTGCTCCAGTTAAGAAACTGTCTATAATTGATAATATTTTTTCAGTATCAAACACTTTATCATTAAATATCGCTTTACCCATTTTCCCAAAATCATCAAATATATCCAATAAGGGAACTGATCCAGAGCGATATTCCATTCCAAATGATTTTCTAATAGCGTGTTCTATTCCTCCTCCAACAAATAATAATCCCATAAATGGTCCAGTCAGTAAAGCTATTAACTCTTCATCTTCATCTCGCTCAAACCCATTTGAAATCCAATTAAATAATTGAGGTAATAGAATCCATGCTACAAATATTTTTCTAGCATTGTCAATCTTTGTACCCCTTCCAGTTATTAATCCTCTTAACCCATCTTGAGCCATTCTATAATACTGGTTAGGTGAAGTCATATACATAGTAAACAATTTCCACCCAGATCCTAATCTTTGCAAGTCTGCTAAGTCCTCAACATCAGAGGCTTGTTGAGCTCTTAATGTATTGGCTTCAAATTTTTTCATAGCAATTTTGTTAGCATCTGATCTTGATTTACCGGCTTTTAATGCTTTTTTTAATTCATATTGATAATTAGCCCATCCTCCTAAAAGAATAGCTGTTTTATCTCCCATTTTTGTTAAAAAGAAAGCTATGTTATTTAACCAATCTGTACCAGAAATTAATTTACCAGGCTTTACATTTCTAAGAGCAGTTGACATATCTCGATCAAATCCTTGATCATATCTCATTTTAAGCATTTCACTTTTAGTTAAGGTCTTATAAAACCTCTTCCAATTCCAGGGTTGTAATACTCCCTTTATAGTTTCATAACCCCAACTACTAATAGGCATATTAGCCATATAAGCCGGTATAGAAGCCAACTGTTTTATAAATACAATTTCATTAAGACCAATAGTGGCTCGAGTAACATTCGCTCTCCATCTATCTGCCCAACCTAACATTAATGCTCGATCTACTCCACCTCTAGCAATGTCATCCATAAACTTATTTAAGACTCGACTTATCTCGGACCCATGATAATCAATTATAGATTTAGAAACACCTTGATTCATAAACACTGTTCTTAATTCTCTCATTACATCAGTATAATGAATAAAATGTTCCATTTCGGTAATATGTTTTAATAAGGTAGTATCACCATCAATCCATGTCAATTCTTCGGTATTACTTACCCTAGATTTTAAAGATCCTGCTGAAGTCATAGATCCCATTGGAGATTTAGATTTATTTAAAGTATCATCTCCCTCATCTGCCCTGGCTCCTTTTCTTCTACTTATTGGTGAGTAATAAGGATTGAAAGGCATATTAACTTTAAATCTTTTTCTAAAAGTTTCATTAACTCTGCTGTAGTACATTGGATAGAATTCATACAACTGCCACTCAGCCCACTTAATCATATCTTTAGGTAATTGACTCTCAATTTGTCTTTTTACTTTATTAACATGATAACCCATTCTTTCAAAAGTTGGGTGCATTGTTGGGTCCTGGAGCTCCATCCATTTTTTATATGCCTGGTTGTAAGTTAAAGTTGAAGTTATTTTTGGTCCAAGATTTCCATCTTTATTTTTACCATCATTATGCTCAATAATAATAGTGTCAGTAGTGTTTTTATTTAACCTCTTTGTTAATTTTCTTCCCTTAACTTTAAAAATTCTTTCTGCATTTTCCTCTATTAGTTTTTGCATTTCAGATAAACCATTGTACTCAGCTAATCGAGCTTGTCGGATCCGAGGCATAAAATATTGATTAAGATAAGATTCTAAAGGTTTAGAGGTTTTATCTAACTTGGATAATTTATCAAAGATATATTCTAAAGATTGTTGTTGACTATCAAAACCACTAATAGTTTTTTTTAAATCTTCTAAAACCCCTTCTTTTTTAAGTCCTAATTTTTGAGCACCTGGCTGAGTTTGTGATCCGGCTCCACCAGTGATAATTTCTAAGATCTCATTGGTTACCTCACCCATTCTCTCTTTATAGGCTATCTGATCTAAAAGAACCTGGGTTCTTCCATCGGTTACTAATTGATTATATTCTAGAGTTGCTTTGCTAATTTCTTCGGCTGTTCGGTCCTTAATATTTCCAAAAGTTTGCAATAAATATAAATCCCAGGCTTGTGCTTCAGTGGGTTCTCCATCTTCATTTTTACTGATAACATCTAAAAGAAGTTCTCTGTTAGTTTCAAGTCCATCTGGGGTTAGGTCCATATACCCAGTGCCTTTCTTCTTACCTTTTATAGTCCAAACACTTTCCTGGACATCAGCCCCTACAGTTCCTTCAGTAATTCCTTTAACTTTTTTAATCTTTGCTTTCTTTTTAATTACTTTATTCCACTTAGATAAAGCATCTCTTTTTTCAACCTTTGCCACTAAGCGATCAATGTTTTCAAAGATAGCTCTTAACTTTTTAATATTAGTTCCATCTTTAATATTTTTAAGTAAAGTCTTTAGATCTGCTTTTCCATATAAAACGCCTCCACTTGGTAAATGATCTGAAGCATAGCGACTAATCTTACTTTGAAGTAATACTATTTCTTGTTTTTTTGTTGAGGCTCCTTTTTTAAATCCTTGAGATAGAATATTAAATTTATTTTTAATCTCAGCTTTACTCTTAGCTGACTTAACTATTTGTTCAATATTCTTTTGAATAGTGGGCTTATCTCCATTATCAATATCAAATTGTTTACTGGTAATAATTCCATATAAATCTTTAGCAGTTTTTATATCATCTTCAGAATACCCATATCTAGCCAAGTCCATTTCAAAATCTTTTTTAGTGTAAGATTTCTTAGTTCCTTTTTGTTCCTGGTAAAACTTTGCTAATGGAGTAATTAAATTCTTTGGAGCAATATGAAATGAAATCCGAGGATCATGAGGATTGTAGGTCCCTTTATTAAATATGGATTTTATTTGAGTGGGTTCAAAAGCGATAATTTCTTCCATAGATTTTGCAGGAAGCGAGACTTTTCCTTCCATAACATTGGCAAATTCTTTAGGAAACTTTAATTTATCTATTGCAGATTTTCTGAGAAGAATTATCCCATCATACCCTTCTTTTTTAAAGTTATTTATTTGATTTTTAGTGTAATACATACCACCTTTTTTTTCTGAGATTAAAATAAGTTTTGGGTTTTTTATTGAAACATAAACCGGTAATATATTTGCACCTTTAGGATATTTATTTTCTCTGCTATAACTAGCGTATTCATTTGCATAATTAGGATCATCAGTAAAGTATATTTCTTGACCTGGTTCTTTAGTGGTTTTTAAAAGATTAGGTGTAACACTTTTAAATTGATCAAAATTTTGAGTAGTCCCATGATATACAACCAGTGGCTTACCATTTTTATCTTTGACCTTAGATCCCTTAAACCATTTCTTAAAAGATTCAGATTTCTGGACCTCTTCAGTAGAAGCCATTTTACTGATCCGAAAAGTAGGCTGTCCCTTTAATGCAGACTCTTTCATTTTGCGAGTAATAGATATGGATGGTTGAGTAATAACAGAGTAAGTTCGCTTAACTTCTTCACTATAAACACCCGGCATTGATTGTTCAATTTTTTCTTCGGGAGTTAACTCTTTTCCATCTGACCAGGTTGGTTTACTTGTCTCAAGAATTTTTACCTGGTCCACTTTTGCACCATATTTCTTACCCATTTTATTAAGGATCTTTTTAATAGCCATATCATAGACTACCTTAAACCCTTCACCACCAATAGTCAGATTGTCACCTTCAATAACTCCGGTTTTTTTATCGCTGTTGCGAATCTGAGTAGCCATCTGTTTACCCAACAATCCTTCCAGGTTAACCCTTTGTCCATTAATAGTAGTCTCACCTTCTAATGGGATGGTTTGATTAAATACACTCGCATTTTTCTTTAAACCATTTATTAATATTTCTTCATAAGTATCGGGGGATCCTGGGATAGAAGAAGTAATCACTATGCCCGGTTTTTGCCAATGGATCTGATCTACATTTTGCCTTATTTCATTTCTCCATCTATCAATCTGTTGATTAGAAGTGGTCCAGGCTATGCGATCAAAGTTATTATCACTGGCATAGCGTAGCATCCTTTTCATAATAAGCTCAATCCAACCATTCTTTTTAAATGGAGCATTAGGGACCATTTGAGCTTCTTGTACTTTATTTTTTTTAAAATTTATTTCATCATCTTCAACTTTTTTTAATTGATTATATAAAGGAACAACTCTTTCTTTTAATTCTGGAGACAATCTTATATCGCTATATGCTTGGCTAACAGCAGTCCACAATAAATTATTAACATAATCTTTATGTGAAGGGTCAGCAACTGAAATTCTCCATAATGCTTTTGCCGGAGCAAAATCTTTTAATTGGCTTTCTTTGCTGATTTTATTTAATTCTTTTTTAATACTATGTCGAATTTTTCTTGCCTCATCAGCGTTATATTTTCTTTTATATAGCTTTTCTTTATACCCTTTTTCTCGCCCTTTTGTGTGCCAGTCAGACTGAACTTCCTCTATAAATAAAACTTGTTCTCCAGAGGGTGATTTGCGAGTATTAAAGCGAACATGAGCTAGTATATTTGGTTCATCATAGTGACCGGTTCTAAAGTTATCTACTTTACTATAATCTTCTTTACCAGGATCTTGTAAATAATCAATATATCTATCTTTAATAACTTGTTCATCTTTTAACCCTAATGATTTTGCATCTTTATTAAATTCTTCAAAAGTCATTGGTCGAGTAGGCAATGTCAACAACAGTTCTCTATAATCTTTTCTTTTTCCTGGGAGTTGAAAAGATGAGTGTTTGGTTGCATCGGGTGTCAGACTTCCAATAATTTGCTTTACAGCATCCTCATTAGGAATCCTTCTATCTAATACTTGTCCAAGAGATTTACCACCCATGAATTCATCAGTGTCAATTCTTTGAAGTGTATAGTCATCTTCTTCACTTCGATCTTGAAAAACAGCCCATTCATTATCTCCTTCCCTATAATATTTAAAGTCATAATACATACCATCTTCTACAAACTCTAAGGTCTCCCCATCATCTAAAGCATTTCCTGGTGCTTCATCCGGATATGCCGGATCAATTTGTTCAAACATTTTGATAAATTCATCTTTTGATAATGATCTTTCTTCATCAAGTTTAAAAGATTCACCTAACATTACATCTTCAACATTGATCTGATTAGCACTAATCCATTCCTGGAGTTCTTGCTTGGTGACTTTTGGTTTACCTTTGAATAAGGTTTCCAGATCTAACCATTCTAATTCTTCGGGTTTAACCTGGTTCTTTTTTAAGAAGTTCTCAACTGACTGAGACTTCATTGATGGAGGGAATTTTTCGGTAACTACTCGCTCTGCTTTGGAGTACCAGGTTGGGGCGATTCGGTAGGTTGGTTTTTCTTTGCCCAGGTCTTTAGTGACCTTAGAAACTTCTTTGAGAGATCTTGCATCTCTTCCGGAGCTTGTACTGCTCCCGAGGGGTTGGACTGATCCAAGCCTTGATCGGACATATTCTCTTGCTTCAATTTCATAATCGGTTTCCTTTTTACCACGCTGTGAACCTACTCCAAATTTACTAAAAAATCTTTTCTCTGGGAACCAAATAATAGCCTGGGCATCTGCCATAGTCAACCCTTCTATGTTTGACTTTTGCACTGCTTGGTCCATTATTTGTCTTAAATATTTTCTTTCATTTGGACTCTCTGGAGCTTCATGCAATTCATCAAGCACACCAACAAGTCTATTTGAAGCTAAATTAAGTTCTGTTTTTGGTTCAAATGTTTTTCTTTTGTTAAGTTTTTTAATAAATTTGCTTTTGGCAAATTCTTTTTGAACTTTTCTAGCAATTTCAATTACTTTTTCATCACTCTTTAAATCTTCTTTGGTTATCTGGTATAACTTTCTTTTACTAGCACTTAGTCTTAAAGCAGTTTTAAATCTTTTTAATTGTTTTGAAGTGTCTTTTTTTACCCTAAGATTTCCTCTAATCCTGCCCATAGTTCGCATAAACCATCGATCCATAGTTAGATATTGATAATGTCCATTTAGATTAGATAAAAACCCTCCTCCTACTTTAGGACCGAAGATCACTGCCCCCATTGCTTTACTGTTTGCTAATTCACCAGTGATTTTATATCCCATCTTTTTCATTTCACTAATTGTGAATTCTGTATTTATAAAATTATGAAAATCTGTTGCTCCTATACTTTTTACTCCTTTATTATATTCTCTAAATGCTTTTTCCATTGCCCTACCGGTTTTACCACCTACTAGCACTTTTGATGGAAGCTCTCCATTTTCTCTCCAATAATCATACATATCCATTGCCATTTTTAAATTATCTTGTACTGCCATCCCATTACTGGTGACTGCTAAAGCAACTTTAAAAACCTGGTTATGATCTGGATCTGATATAATTTCTGGATGAATTTGAGATAATAGCTCAACTGCATTTTGCATTTTAATTGAGTACCACCCCAGAGCATTCTTCTTGTTTTTTAATTCAATATTTAATTCTTCTGCTATTACATTTGATATAATGTCTATCGCTTCGGGAGTGTTCTTTGTAAGATCTACTCCTAATTCTTTGCTGACAGCTAAAGCATTGTCAGTTAAGTATTCAGATAAGGCTAATAAATTTGGTTGTTTTTTAATAGCAACATTGGTCCTAACTAATTGCTTTCCTTGTTTTTCTGATATGCGATAGGAGGTTACTATAGGATCTCTATACATTGACTCTTTTGTAGAAAAATCTTTATCCCTTCCTTTATTTTCAACAAATCCCAATTTTTTATATAACTTGTTTAGTCTTCTTACAGAGGTCGCTCCAAAATCTTTACTAGGGGTAAGCACAATACGCTTATTATTTTTATCAGCATAATTAATAATTTCATTTAAAACTTTTGTGCCAATTCCTTTATCTCTATCGGTTTTTGGAATTATAATTTTTGATAGAGTTATATCACCTTTATTTAAATTTCCAAGTAAATCTAGTTCAATGTTATATTTTTTTTCTAACTGATTACCAAATTCAATAGGTTCTTTTGTATTTAATCTGAAAGTAGGCTTCTTCTTAACTTTTTTAAGTTTCTGTGCTTTTTTTACTGATTTTCCTACACTTTTAAAGTCAGTAGCTTGTTCTAGTTTAGAAATTAAAGATTGACTTACTTTTCCTTCCTGGATTGCTTTTTTAAGTTGAAAGGAATCTCGCAGTATTTTTCTAGCGTTGTCCATAAACCGATTAAAGATTTGTTTGAGCTTTGCCCCGATTGACTTATGAACTTTGCCCTGGGTTGCAAACTGTATCGCTTTGGTTGAGAACCATTCAAGGTTACTTTCGCCTTTGTTGACTTCTCCGGTTGCTTCATAATATTGCTCTCTATCTTTAGTTATTTCATTGTCAAACTCTGGATTCTGTTCCATTTCAGCATTGTAATACACTTCAGCCATTTCTTCTTGGACTGCCACATACTCATCAGCCATTCTTTCTGAAGTTCCGGCAGTTGATATTCGGACCACTTGATCAGAGGTTTTACCGGTAACCATGATTTCTTTTGGATCCATATCCTCATTTAAACCATGATCCCTTAAAATTTCTTTTACCCGATCTTCGCTTAAAGATTCTTGTTCTATTTCATCAGCTAAAGTTCGATCTAAATATTCTCTTTCAATGGTAACTCCAGATTCATCCTGGGCTTTAGTAATTAGAGCTCCAACAAAATCAGTTCCAGATTCTTTTTGCTCTTTAATATTTGCCCTGGATCCGGCTTCTCTAAAATCTCTTTCAGTTTCGGGAGCTTTTTCCATTTGGAGTTGTCTGCGAATGATCTCAGATCCAATAGCAGATCCTGGCTCATATTCTATAGTTCCCTTTTCATAATTTGGGACCACTCCTAATTCCATTGCTTCCTCAATAGTCAAGCTACTTGCAAAGTCATTTATATCTTGATCAGTAAGCTGTCTTAATGTTCCCTTATCTATTGCATCTAACCCTTTTGCTTTCGCTTTCTCTAAGTCTTTTGCAGTTTTTCTTTGTTTGCTTACTGCTATTCCGGCAGGAGCAGTTAAAGCACCGGCAGATCCGGCTCCAACTATGTAGGCATCTACAGCCCCTTCAAATAAATCTCGGTTTGGATCTTCACCAGTTAATTGAGCATTTAAATTCTGCATAACTGTTGTTCCTACTTCTGTCCACCCTTCTAGATTCATAGCTTTTGGAACTAAAAGTCGACTGGTTTTATCCTTAAAAGTTTGAGCAATAGTTTCAGTTAATATTTCATTTGCTTTTTTGCGACCAAATTGTTGGGTTAAACTTCCCAATAATGTTTTTAAAGTTCTTCCAATTCCTGCTGATCCTAATTGCTCAAAGGTCCCCTCTGCTAATCCATCGACTAAAGCATTTAAAGTTCTTTTGTCATCTGCAAATTCTGGCATTTCTTCTAATAATGTAGAATTCTTTTCACCTCCAGTTACTGTTGCAATAGCAGGAACTAAAACACTAGCCCCAACTCCGGCATATCCTCCGGCAATCATAGAAGCTGTGTAAGGAATAGACCCTACAATAGATACCCCAGTAAGCCCGATAGCATCAACAAGATTACCTTGTTTAATGTAGTCAACAATTCCCTGGTCATATCGGGTGCTTTCTTCAGCAAATTGATCGGCTGTATCTTTATAATATTTTGCGACTGGATTTAAAGATAAATATTCTTCCATTTCCCTGGTCCCATCAGCCAAAGATTCCAGTCCAGGTATTTTAGCTAATTGTCTTTGTGGGTATGAAGCCAACCCATAAATAAACCCTGGAGCCGAGGCTAATCCTTGACCTATTCGAGCCGATCCGGAAGCTAGTTCATTGTACATTGCTTCACTGATCGGTTGCCTGGGTTTACCAGAAGATTGCATAGGTTGTGGCTTAGGCTGACTTAATGCTTGACCGGTATAATAAGAGGTCCTAACAGCTTGTTTAATTGGTTCCGGTTCTACTTCAGTTTGCTTTTCTACTTTCTGAATATCCGATAAGGCTTGTGCCGGATCCGGTGCATCAACAATAGTTTGCTGTCTTTGATTTTCTAGTTCCAGGTCTTGATAAGCCTGGTCCAGAATATCATCTAAATAGTTTCTTTGTTGTGGGTAGAGAGGTTCAGCCATTATCTATTTTTTAACTCAGTTAATAAAGGTATTATGCCTTTACCATATTTTCTCACTAAATCGCTAGTAGCCTTATTTTTAGCATAAGAAACCATATCAACCCCTGGTGGAAATTTTTGTGTTTTATATATTTCCATATATCGCTTTGTATCTTTATTAAATTCATTATTAATAGCTTCTCTATTTCTATCTATTGCTCTTATATCTGGAGTAGTTGATTCATACTTCTGAGCCATTCCTGCAAGTTTTAAACTATCTGTATAGGCTACTATTTGATCTTTAAATAATTGATTGTCTGGGCGTTCAGCAGTAGTAAGTTTTTTGGTTGTGTTGCCTTCTGCATCCTCATTATCTACTGTAAAAGTTTTATATGCTAAGTTTCTAAATTTCTCTCTTTTTTCTCCAAATCTTTGTATATCATCTTGAGGAGTCGGAGGTTTTGCTTTTGCTTTTTCAGCCTTTAAATCAGTTTCTGCTTTAAGCTCTTTTGCTTTTCTACTTTTTTCTAAAGCTTCTTGATAAGGCTGACTAGCTTTGTATTTTTCTTCCTCACCAACTCGACTTGCTTTTAGAGTATCAGTGGTTTTCTTTTGTTTATTTTGTTCAAGTAAGTCAAGGACTTCTTGAAATTTCTTTGCATTACTCATATTATTTTATTAGTTGTTTCATTAGTTCAGTTATTTGTTCATTTGTTAAATCCAAAGTTTTCATTTTGTCAATAAACTTTGCACTATCCAATTCACCCGATAAAAAACTTTCAAAAGTATCACTAACAGAAGTGCTGTTTTTAATGTTTGCTTTTTGAGCATACATTTCAATATTTCTTTTGTCATCTAGTGTTAATGTTTCTGCTCCAGTTGCTTGGCTACCTAAATATTGCCCTGCTGTATCTAAAGCAGTGCTTACCATACCTATTCCGGCATTTCTTCTTTCTGCTTTATCCTGGTCCATCGCTTGAGCATAGTTCATTTTTGCATTAGACTTCGCCAATTCTTCATTTTGATATATTCCTCTGGCTGTATCATATTGGGTTCTTCTAACATCATCTTGTGCTTCTCTAAGCCCTCGATTCATCGCAACTGAATTTCCCATTCCCTGGTTAATCATACTTCCGGCATAGCGATTTCGAGCAACTTCAGCAGTCCTACCGGCATTAACCCCTACTCGATTCATAATAGTGTTTTCCTGGGCTTGAGATAAATTGCCTTGTCGAGAGCGATTTCTTTGTATTTGTCCTGCTCTGGTATTTTTATATTTTGGTTGTAATAATCTTGATCCAGTTTGAGCCATCTTAGCTCCACCCTGGGCGATTAACATCATTGTCATGGGATCCATAATTTTACTCCAATTCTATTCTGAGTCTTTCTAAAAAAAATGTGTTTGAGCTCGAAGGGGTTGTGAGCTCCATTTCAAAACTTTTTCCATACCTTTTAATAGGAAACCGGTTTACACCTCCATCAGCAGTAATGTCTTTAGTAAAAGAAGCACTGCCCGATCCATCTAAATAAATATTAAAGGTCACTGTATCGGTTCCGGTAAATTTTACCATACCATATCGCAGTAATTGTTTGCGATCTAGGTCCATTCTAAATCTTTTGCTTTTCCAAGTAATGCCAACATTTTCAGCTACATCAAACTTTTTAATATCAGTATCGGTATTGTCCCAGGCTAATGGTCCACTATTTTCACCAAAGGTTAGTATATCTAAATTGGTAGTGGTGTCTACCTTTCTCCAGGATTTTAATACAATATGATACGCCCATACTTTTTGAGCATTGGACTGGTCCCAGGTAAACAACAGTTCATTGTTTTTTTGATCATAAACACCCTTGACTGCTTTCTTGCTATCAGCCAATAAAAACTGATCTTCAATCGGTAAGGTAATTTTTTCCATTACTGAAGGGGTTAGCGTACTACTGGCTACTGTATTTGAATCCAGTCTATAAATACCATCATGATGTACAAAATAAATTGAGTCATGGACCTCAACTATACCCTCTGGTGCAATATTGCCTATATTAATTTTTGATTCTTTTCTGGTCCAGGTTGTAGGATCTGATGGATTCACTACATCTAAAACATAAAATGCCTGGGGTTTAAAAATCACCAATCTTCCAAACAACTCTGCTAACCCAGTAATCTGTCCACCTTCTCTATCTGGAAAAGGCAATACATTGCTAACCGGTCTAACATCAAAAGCATTTAATTCACTGTAAGCAATCCAATCATTCTGAGCTTCATTTTCATTTCCAGGATCTAAAACTATATTTCCTAAAAATAATCTACCTTTTAAAATTTTTCCATATTGAGCATTGACTTTAATTTTAGACTCAGCACTGTAAGGATGTTCTCCTAGTGAGGTAAGTCCTTTATCAATAATAGCAATTTCATTAGTATCAGCACTAACTACAGCCGACACATCGGCAAATGTTGATACTATAACTTCTGGGTCTGACCAGTTTCCTGCCTGGAAAGAAACATCGGTTTCAATCAGTGTAAATCCTAATTGTTCATCCCAGGTAGTGTATGCTTTTTCTATTTTAAAGGTTTTGTCTACTGTAGGACTTGGACTTCCATCATCTTCGGTTGCTGTGAATTTTTTTCCTGCAAGAGTGCTAATTTTCATAGTGCCATCAGTATCTCTCCAGGGAGCCATAGTAAAAGCACCATTAGTATCTTCACTAGGTAAAGGAATAATAGCTCCCATATATTTACCGGCAAAAGCACCTTCGGATTCTGTGATACCATTACTATCATTTGGGTAATTATTCCATCCTGGACCAATTTTTTCTTTATATAATCTCCAGGATTCATTATGAAATCGACCTTCCATATTATCATCGGTTTCAATTCGATACCATCCAGTTACAGTAAGGGCATCTGCTTTTATAGGATCAAACTTGCTGTGTTCTTTCATATTTCCGGCTACATGGGCTGAACCATCCCAACCTCTAGTAACTGTTATATTATTACCACTAATATTAGTTACTCTAATACTTTCATAATCACCACTGTCATCATCTTCTTCTCCATCGCCATGTGATGATCCATCAACTAAAGTATTATCCCTAAACCCTAATTTATAAGTTGTGTTATTGCTTATACTCGCTACGCTATTAACAGCTATAACTGATTGTCCAGACCCATCAACTGTTGTATCTAAATCTGCATTTAGAGTAGCACCAGTTGGTTCATATCCAGTAATTGCATTTATTTCTTCAATTTTTTGTTTTTCAAAAGTGCCTACTTTAATTGCATATTCAAAGTTTGAACCAGTATGTAAGTATTTATTGTTATCAGTAATAGAGTCTATGTCAGATGTAACATCCTGGACTGTTCCATCATTTAACATATTTTTTAATCGATTATTTTGATCTTTTACATAAATAAAATTGTCTTTAAATGCTTGTACTACCATAAGCAACTCAGTGTCACTACTGGTTCCAACATTTAAAGTATCGGTTCCAGTATCAACAAAATTATAAGAAGTAATTAATTTATAAGTTTCATAAACACCCGAAAGTTTATTGGCTCGATACATATTTAACCCAGTAATTCGCTTACTCATGGTGGTGGTTGGAAGGTTTAAAACCAGTTTTATCTCAGACTTAGATATATCATCTGTACTTTCAGAGATACTAACTACCTGGCGAATACTTTCATCTTCTAATGGAGTTTCTTGGACTCCATCATAAATAGCTGTTACAGTGTATTTTACAGTGTCACTAGCTCTAATTTCTTCTTCAACTTTACTTAACTCTACATTTTTAAAAGTAAAAGGATTGGTTAAGCGATTGGCTTCAGCATAAAAATTAGCTGTATAAACCAAAGCTCCATTAAATAGACTGCGATCAATGTACCCAATCCAGGCTCCTTTTGCTTCATTACTGCCTACTTTAGCAATGTTTCCTGGTAAGACTCTTAAAGTATCTCCAAAAGGAATTATAGGGTTGCGATCTTTTTTATGGTATAGAGTAGGAATATCATATTTATTAGTGACATCAATCCATCTGTAATCACAATCTCCACTGCCTCCAAAAGAATTTGCATACCATCCAATATCGGTAAAGCGATATACATCAGCATGATCACCTACTGGAGATCCATCTTGAGCTTCAGTTCCATACACTCCAATATATCCTTTTGCATAGCTAAAAAATCCAGATCCGGTTACACAATCAGCAAAGCAAGTTGGGTTCCAATTTGTTTTTCCACCCGAAGCTCCACTCATAAAAGTCTTTACACCTTTAGAATTATTTACACCATATAAAGTTCCGGCAACAGCACTAGGGCTAGTGACATCATCAGTTCCCACCATTAAATAACTGGTGGACCCTGGGTGATTGGCAGTGTTTTCAATAAAATGGACATCGGTAGTTATACTGAACACACTACTGTTTATATCAGTATCAATGTCGCTTATAATTGCAGTAGAGTTATCATGGCTTGAATATCTTAAATATTGCCGATTGCTAGTTCCAGTGTATTGAATGACTATTGATTCAGATTTGTTGCTGTTTTCCCCGAAATCCATTTTCTTCAAATGGTTAATGGTAGTATCGGTTAAAGTGGTCCCAAAGGCAGTAAATGAGGTTTCACTTGATGCAATATCTAAAGTATATAAATTAGTGTTTGCACTTCCATCTGTGGTCCCAATAACTAAATAGACATGAGCAACATCCGATCCGGCAGTGCTTCCATCAGCATTTAATCTGTTGGTTTGAGCAATAGAGGTAATTCCTTTTACATTAACCATTGCAATACCCGATACTGTCATTGAGGTAATGGTCCCACTGGTATTGACTTTAAACAACCCTAAACTTTTACCTAAAACAAACAAATGATTGTTTGCAACAGTCATATAAGAAGCGTAATTAGCTATTCCATTGGTTTGCGACCCTAAATCACCAATAGCAGTTTCAACTATAGTGGATCCCGATAAAGTGTATTTAACTAATTTATTATAATAAGCAACCGGACTTCCATCTTGATAAGAATAATGAATATAAATAGCATCATTGAACCCCAACATTGACATGACTGTAAAATTAGTTTTACCTCTATAGGTAGTGTAAAGAGATGATCCTAGATCAAGATATGCTGATGAAATACAATAGGCTAAGTCTTTACCAGTGCTACTCCCATTATTACCCTGGGCGATGCTCAATACTTTTCCATCGGTAGGTGCAATAGCAATTTTTTCTATACTTGCAAAGTTAGTTCCTCCAAAATCAACTTCATTATCTACCAATAAATGAGTTTGATGCTTTCCTCCAAAGCTGTAAGCAACAGATCCAGTTACATTAGTGGTTGCAAAAAAACTCCCTCCCCAGGAATCTGCACTGTTGGTATTAACCCCTAATTTTTTAGTAGAGGGAACCATATCTACACTTTCATAAGTTTTCCAGGCAGATTGTGAGGCTTGAGGTGAAGCATTGTCTTTGCCATCCTGGACCATGATCATATCACCTACTTCAAATCCATGAGCCGATGCAGTCTCAAACCAAATAACATCATTTTCAATTTGTAAAGTATCGGTAACATCGGGCATTGAAGGATCATACCACCATAAGATTACTGTTTGTGCAGTGGCTTCAACTGTAACTAATAAGTAGCGATACCCATCTCCTGCATCATTAGAATTGCCAGTAAATTTATCCGATACAAAGGTAAAAATATTGTACACTGCATAAGTCTTACTAAGCTCACTATTGACCAGGGCTAATTCAAAAGTAGGTAGATCAGCAGGGCTTCCGGCTCCAAAGGTTTTCTCTAGCTTTCCTCCCTGGATCTTTAAGTTTTTAATCTCCTGGGCTACATTATCTGGAAGGTCCTCAATATCAGCATTGGTAAGAACCCCCTCAAAATCATTTATGTCAATGTATTTTGCCATTAACCTACTGGGTAATTAGGGTATATAGGATCAATAAGAGCATTGCTACTTGAATAATCAAAAGGCAATCCTTCTCCCACTACTTGAGTAGCCGGATTTTGATTGTATTTTCCTAAATATTCATAGCCCCTGGTTAAAGCTGTATTCATGCGATCTTGCTTATTTACTGTTCTCCACAATTCAGCTTCAGCAAATTCTAAGATCGCATCATGAAAAATTGCATTTAGGTCGCAGTTTGTAGCCGGTGATGTCAAAGCCAACGCTGTAGGTGTTTTAATATAATAACAGTCTACATTTGCAGTATTGTTATAGATGTACACTCGGTTTTGAAAAATAAAGTAAACCGGCTCAGTTCCACTAAAAGAAACCAATCCAGTTGAAAAATCTTTAGCCATATCAAAAGATATTTTGCGAATGAAATTGCTGTTTGCTATCCGAATACCCATGATTCCTAATGGTCCACCAAATGGATCGCTGTCCAATGCACCGGCTTGAGTAGGGATAAAATAGCTTTTAAAATGTGTGTCTACATTGGTATCAGTAGACATCGATATACCGGTTTTTAATACATGAAGATCGGTTAATAAATGAGGATTTAACATCTGAATAATTTTATCCTGGGATCGGTTTAAATATCTAAGTTTAATAGTCTCTGAAAAAAGATCTCCAGAAGTATCTTCCATTCGATCTCCTAAAATGGTTAACATATCCGATATTGTCATAAAGTCTCCAGGGTTTTATGGTCCCTGGGGGAAATAAAAAAAACCAGGGACCATAAGGTTAGTTTACTGATTAAGCGTAATCTAATGGTGAGTATAGATCTGTTACTACACAATGAGCCTTGCGATTAGTAACTACCATATTACCATAAGTATGTACTTTCTGAACAAAAGTATTACTCTTAGTATCTTCAATCATATCAGATGCAGTGAATTTTGCACCAGAATTAAAGAACATATGTAAGTAATTAGTGTTTAAAAAATACATTCTACCATCATTATTATCAGCGATTGTGTCTGGGCTGTTATCAGCTTGAGCAGTGACCATATCTTGATCAGCTATTATATCAATGCCTCTAAAATTCAATCCAGTGAAGCCCATTGATCCCATTCTTTCTGACATTTTACTACCAGTTTTTCTTGGGTCTATTTCATTCTCAATTAAATCATAGATATATTGAGGGCATACAATCAAATCTGGGTTTTCACCAGTTTGTGCTTTTGAGTTAGCAACTCCTCTAGCAAGTATTCTCAAGATATAACAATCTTTTGTAGCATCTTGCATATCAGATTCTGATATAAAAGTAACACCACCATCCGGAGAATCAGCAGTATCATTACCAGTGTTATCACTAAAAGAAGCATCTGACAACACTGTTGATTTCCACCAAGCGTTTGAACCAGGAGCAAGACCTCCTACTGTAGATGTAGCATCAACAAGCACACCTAAAGGATTAAAAGCATCGGTAGCTAAAGTAGTAGTAAACATATTTTCTGCTACTTTTTTCTCTAATGATTTTTGAAGGTTTTTAACTTTTGCACCGACTATGTTTTTAATAGCTTGTGGGCTATTCATAACTAATGTCTCTTCCTTAGTTAAAAGAAAATGACCAGTTAACATAGTTGGATTGTAAGATGCAGTTTTCGCAATATCTGTTAATGCTGGTGTATAAGCTGATCCTAGACCATGCTGATTACCAAATACGCTAGTTGCACCATCTGCAAATTCAACTGGAACTACTATTTCTCGACCATTAAAGGTCTTTGCCTTTGCCTTCAGTATTGCTAGTAATGGATGACTCTTTTTGAAAATATTGTCATACAGAACTGGCATATAATACTGTTGGATTAAGGCACTTAGGGAAGCGTTACCGGTTCCCGATACCATAATGTTAGCCATTTAAGACTCCTTGTTTTGTATTATTAATTAAAAAATGATGCGACATCAATGTCCTCATAATCCCTTATTTTGGATTGTTTATCAGACTTGACACCGACAGTCTTTTGTACATTGACTGGAACAGATGGTTTTGGCTTGGCAGTTTTAGGTTCTGCAACTGCTTTGTCAAAATTCATTACCTTATAAGCCTCATCCAAAGTGAGTAACCGACCAGTCTCTTCATGTGTTTTAATCGCATAGTCCAGGACCTCCTGGGCTTTCGACTCATTTATTTGGTAAGTTGACTTTAGGTCGGTTAATGATTGATCAAGTGCTTGTTGGGATTTAATCTGTTCGAGTTGTTCCTTTGCCTCTGTTAATTCAGATTCATAAGGATTCGGAAGGTCCTTGTTGTCCATCTTTAGGGACTGTTCAAACAGTTGCCCTGCTTCTTCTCCAAGTTCATCTTCTACAGCTTCCTTTAAGGTTTCTGCAAAATCTTCCGAGGTTTTGAATTTCTCAACTAATTGAATGAAAGGTTCTATTGCCCTTCTCTGATCAGCTACTTCCTGGGCTTTCTCAGTATTTGATTTATTCCAGTCATGTCTATTGTCAGCATCTTTTTTCCAGGTAAGGATCTCTTCTTCTGTAACCTTAGAGCCATCTGCCATCTCATAAATGGATTTGCTAACTGCATCGGTTTGCTCTGGTTTATCAGTAGGAGATTCCTTGTCGGGAATATTAGTTGATTCGGTTTGTTGGGCTGTTTCTGTAGACTCTGTGGTCTCAGCCGGTTCTGTATCATTACCAGGTTGTGATTGCTCCCCGAGGAGTTCGCCCGGTATTGAAATATTGTCATAGCTATCAGTGGAAGGAGTCATTTCTCCTACCAATGGATCGCCATTAAAATTTCCTACGCTAATTTGTTCTGATTCTGGTTGTACATCTAAGTTTGTAGTCCCAGTTATGTTTATGTTAGCCATATTGTGTTTCCTTTCAGTTGGTCTTTCGACACTGTTTAGTTCAAAAAAAAAGCCCAATGATCGCCAGGGGTTTCCTGGTGTATCACTGGGCTTCTTGTTTTAAGATTGTCCCTTATGTTAAAAGGTGTTTACTTCATTTATTTAGCTTAATACTTCTGTGTTCATTGATGTTGGATATACCACCCTCAAAAAAATTTATTTCTATCTTCCCGGTAAATTTTTGGGAGATCTTAGTTTTTAAATAGTTTATCAAATTAGCTATCATGCTGTTGCAAAAAACATTAACAATACTGTTCTCTTACCACTGTGTTTTTCTACTTTGTGCATTGAAGGATTATCATCTTTTCCTGCTGAGTACATCACACCATTTAAATAGTGGTCCTTAATTTGAAATTCTTTTCCTGCTTGTTTAAAACTTAATTCTCCCCCAGTAAACTGATCATAAGGAGTTAATAATGCTGTGGTCCCAATTCTGCACCAGGGCATATGATTGTCTATTAACTCACCACCGGAATCCTTGCAACCATCATAGTGCCACTTGTGTCCTTTTGGTCTAGTTTCAACTCTCCAATAACTGGGACCTTCTAAAATAAAAACTTGGTCCTTAACTTTAGATTGGTAGGTTTTTGCTACTTTCTGCACAATTTTATTAGAAAATGAATTTATTGACTTGTTCTTTGGTGTCATATTCATGAGATCTTGTGCTTCGGCAGAAGTAAGTATGTCTGGAATCACCTGGATCATTTGCCTTTCTTTGATTTCATAAGAGCTTTTCGATACGCTTTGTACCCTTTTCTGGAATAAGGATATTTTTTTCCTTTTAGTTTTGGCATAATAACTCCTTTAAGTTTTGGAGGACAAGAAAATAGCTTTCAACTTGCCTTAGTTTAGACCCCAGAATCTGGTTCATCCTGCCCTCCCATTAATCCTACTACTGTATTAATTCTTTCCTGGATTTCACTTGGCAATTGTAAATAGTCCGGTGACTCCATAAAGCCAGGGTTTGCCATGATCATTTGTGCCAATGCTTCTTCGCTTGGTCCTCCGGGTCCTTCTTGCATAACTTGAGCAACCAACATTTTAAATTGTTCTTGGGCTTGTTCGGCTTGTTGAACTTGTTGCTGTGGTGGGACCATTTGATTCCTAACATACCAATTTTGAATAACATCTTGCTTATCGCTGATATTTAAAGCATTAACCACTTCTTCAATACCATAAACCCCTGCTTGAAATAACTCCATTGCTCTTTCTTCATTAGCTACTCTGCCTTGAGCATACCTGGATCCATTGGTAACATCTACATCAAACTCACTGTCCATAAGTTTTTTAGCTGTTCCTGGATCAAATTGTGGAGTGCCTTCCATGTTACCATCAGCATCATACACAGCCATTGGGTTGAACTCAACAAATTGGAATTGACCTTCAGCATCTCTTTCTCTTATGGATCGAATCTCTTCATCAAAAGTGAGGATCATTTGGACCATATATTCGCCAATTTCTTTAGTGAGTCTGGCTACTTCTTTATTAATCTTAAATCTTTGTCTGGTTTGACTCGCTTCTTGTAAAGCCACAATAGCTCTTCCCGAGGTTACCCCTCCTGGCTTCCTGCCTTGTGTAACATCATTTACACCAGTGATATGTTCCATAAATTGCCCAACTTGAGCTATGTAATTTTGTATATACCCTGGTATTGGAGGAGGTGACTCAAATGTCACATCTGCCGGATCCACTACTGTAATTTCTTCACCAGGAGCACCGGTAATTGGTCTGGTCATTTGACCCTTTGCTCTTTGAGTAACCTTGCGAACTGGAAAACCCATTCTTCTTATGTTCTCATTGATAGCTGAAAAGGTTTCATTCATTGCTTTGGTTTGAGTTCTTACTAGATCAGTCTCACCTATTCCCCAAAAGTTGTGAGGAGATTTGTAATTAGAAACCATAAACACTGGCATCCGATAGAGCTCTAATGGTTCATCTACTATGAGCTTATCACCCACTACTACAGTATGCCTTCCATTTGGATATTTTTCTTTATCGGCTTCATTAGAATAACATTCAATAACCAATGCCATGTCATAGTCTGACTCAGCACTGGCATTTTCTATTCCACCATGATCATTATTCTTTTGATACGCTCTGTAATCATCTAGTTTTCCATCAGCACTACACTTAACTCCAAACTCTCGATAGATCCTGGTGGTTTCCATTGGAACAGCAAACATAAAGTATTCACCGGCTTCCAGGTTAAGATCGGTTGCATAAGGATGAGGGACTACTGTAAAAGGATCAATGACTTGTATATCAAATCCTTTAAATACACCTTCTTCAGTAATCTGAGGTAAGATCTGCAAAAACCCATTGGAATAAATTAGACTGTCTTTAACTGCCTGGAGAATCTGACCATATAAATTGCATTCTTCTACAATCTGCTGAAATCTTTTTTGCATCATCTCAGCAAACCAAATGTCATTCTTTTCTCTGGGCATAATATCTACAGTAGGTTGAAAATCATTAACAATTGGTAAAATAGTTTCTACCACTGCCAATGGAAAATTAAAGATCATTCTAGACTGGCTTTCAGTTCCCTTGCTTGGGTTTGCCCAATGTCTACCATAGTACAATCTTTCATTCTTTCTCCATCGATCCGATTGAGATTCCCTGGCTTTCTTAGAGCGATCTAACCAGTTGCGAACTTGTGGTATTCTTTCACTTGCTTCAGCTACCTGGTCTAATGCTGATTCCTGGTCCATTGCTGGATAATAATCCATTCCTGCCATTATTATTTCCTTGATGCCATGCTGTTAGCGACTAGGTTAGGGTATTTCCAACCCTTGCTTTTACTAATTGCTTTTGCATATGCTTTCTGTGAGGGAGTCAATTTCTTTGATTTTTTCTTAGGGTTCTTCTTGTCCCAAAAATTTTTAACCATTACATAGTGTCCCATTGAGGTTGTGAAGGATTGTCTACTACAATAGTATCAATAAACCTTTCAGTATCAGTTCTATGATCCGGTCTTTTTGCACTGTCTACAGCTTCTCCAATTAAATATCTAAGAGCATCCACTGCATGATCATCCTTCTTTAAAGGTTTTTCTGGACTGTTTAATTCCATTCTAGATGCACTAGGCTGTTCCCACTGATAATTGATGAGCTCTCGCCTTAAATTCTCGCAGGACCTAGTGACCATTAACTTATTCTTCTTAATATATTGGGTTACCTTGTCAATCCCACCTTGAACATCATTGTTTGCATTGACTACTGGAATGTGTAATTGCCTATATCTGTTCCCTATAGTCTCCGGATCTCCTACCTTTCCTGCACCGGTACTCGGATCAATAACATAAGTCTCATATCTGCCTTCATTTAAGTGAGCCTTAATTGCCCTGGCATGATAGTCTACATCCATCCCGGCTTCATAATGCTCTCGATAAATAAACATAACATCATCCTGGTTGACTGCTCCCCATAAAACAGCAGTTGGATTGGTCCTTCCATGATCAATCGCTATAAATCTTCTCCAAGATGAATCTGGCATAAAATCATTAACTACATGAACACTGGGCTCAAAGTCTGGAAAGATCTGTCCTTCAAAAGCATCCCAGGATCCATACAAATATCTATTTACCCAGATCTCATTGTAATTCTTCATTAGAGTTTCAATGTAACCTTTGGGTAGGTTATCAATATTCTCTTCAGTCTTAGCATTAAATATGATGTTGCCTGGGACCGGATCATGTATAAATCTATGCCACACCCAATTATGTCCAAGTGGGTTACCAGTGATGTAGCATTGAGGGTTTGAGACTGCTCTTAATCGACCTAATAGGGTTAGGAAAACTTCCTCGCTGACTTCTTCAGCCTGGTCTATATAGAACCAACCTAAATTGATCGATAACAGCTTGGCAGGATCATCTAAGGATCTGAATATAATCTCATGACCATTCTTAAATATGCACCGGTTTTCCTGCTTTTTATAATCATAATGGACCCCAGGTAAAAAACCCAATAAATGCAATAACTCAAAGAAAGTTCTCTGAGTTGAGTCTCTTAATTCTGGATAGGTTTGCCTGGCAATCATGCCTAGTTGTGGTGGCTGATTTTTATCCAGGACTCTTAAAATACCTTTAAGGATTCCGGCAAAGGTCTTTCCATTTCCAATCCCTCCAAAGAAAGCAATCACTTGCTCTTCGCATTGGATAAAACTAGACTGGTTTGGATTTAATTTTATATCTCTAGGGTTTGTCTGCATCCGAAAGCTGTATGTTGACTGAAGGCATTTTTAATTCTCCTTCAATCTGCTGTCTCTCTGTAAACATCGCCAGGTGTTTTCCCTGGAGTTCCGATGCTTTCAAAGAAACTGTGTACTGCTCCGAATTTTCTGCTTTTCCTCTCACTCGCTCAATATCTTCTAAAACCTTATCTGCTGTTAACTGTACTCTCTTAACCCTCTTAGCTTGTAACCTCTGTATTTCAGCTTGTATATTAGGTTTGGTTAAGTTTTCACAGCCTATTTCTTTTGCTGTTTTTTGGCTATATCCTGCCCTTATAGATGCTTGGGTCGCATTAAGATCTACCATGTATTCTTGACAAAACATTTTCTGCTTATTGGTCAACTCAGCTAATGCCAATGTTCACCTCTGTTACATGATAACCGGCTCTTAAAGCACTGATCGCTAAATGAGCCCACAGCATTTGAATGTCATCTAATTCTTCCATTAAAAAGTCCACTTCGATTAAACCTGGTCCCATGATTCCTGCTCTATTTCTTCTGGCTTATCTAAGTTGACAAAAGGGTTTGGACTTTGATCCTGCTGACCTTTGTAATAGACCCAGGATCCTAAATAAAATGATAACAAAGCAACTATGCCCTGCACTATATGTATATATAAATCACCCATTCTGTTTAATATACTATCAATCCTTTGAATTTCGGAATAAGAAAAGATTATTTACGCTCTTTACTGCCGACAATCTTGGCAATAATGTTAATGTCTTTTTTAATCTTTTTCATGTCATAGCGATCCAATAACCACATCAAAGTGATTAAGAGTACAAAGGCTTCCCATCCTAAGATAAAAGTAAGATTTTCATTAAATAATGATTCCCAATAATGTTTCATGTTATCTCTCTTTTCTNTTTAAATTTTTTAATACCTGGACATAGCTAACCTTTTTATTTTTCTTAAAAGGCTTCTGTTTAACTTTATACATCAAAGGACCATATTGATGTTCATCTCCTGGATCATGAGGGCTCACCCAGTTGATCTTGTCTTTCGAGCAATGTAAACACACCTTAGTTTTCTTACCATACTTGGGAAAGTCTACATAATACTGATCATATTTTGCTTTAGCCACCACCAGTCTTTCATACACTCTGTCGCAGTTAGGACACAGCTTTAAAACCTTATCTGATATAACACAATTCCCATGATTAGAGCTTTTTTGACTTTGATTTACTTGTTCTGCTGATAAAGATTTAATTACCCAGGTTGTAGCATTATCCAATCGCATACCCTACTTTTGCTAAAATTTGTTTATCCATTTGTGTATCATTACTATTAGCCTTCTTTTTAACTACTTTTGGCTTAGTGGCTACAAAAGATCTTCCAGGATGACAGTTAGGTCCCTCATTTTTAAGCTGGTAATCATTAGGAAAACTCTTAGATCCACACTCTGAACAGTAAGCAATAAACCCCCCGGACTTACAAGGTCTAAATTGTTCTTGTTTAGGCTTAGTTGCTAACCTGGATTCTTTGGTATAAGTTCTAAATGCACCCCCACAAAAAGATTTGATTGAGTTATGGTGAAACTCACCTCTTTTAATTCTCTTTTGTCTTTCTTCCAGAAAAGGTCTCCAATACTCAATGTCATCATTGTACTTCATTCCATACTGTACAATCTCTTTATTTTCATAGGGAGTTGGTGGATTTACTAGCCAACCTTCTGGGGTCCAAAGTTTTATAAATTTTATAGCAAATGAATTATTAACAGCAGATTGTTTTAATGTTGTTTTATTTACTTTATTTGCTTTATTTACTTTATTTAGTTGTGGGTGTTTGGTGGGTGTTTGGTGGGTGTCTGTTGTAACATGGGTTGTAACGCCACCCTGGTAAGTCTCATAGTTACAGATACTTAGCCTACTCATACTTTGGTTCACTTTCATCACAATCATATCACAACTTGCGATCAAGGTTAAGAACCTTTTTACCTTTTGCCTGGACCACTTCCAATCACTTGCTAACTGCTTCATTGAGGTCACCACTTCACCTCTTTTGATTTGAATAACCTTATCATTTACAACCCAATCTTTATCCTGGTGATTGGCTCTAAGTAATAAATCAAGCCAGGCTTCTGTTTTGGTCCGAGCTCTGTTTGGTTCCCAGATAAAATGATCTTTGATCTTTCGATCTACTGATACCCACCCTTTCTTTTTACTCATAGTGGTCACTCGCTAGTATAAGTAAACAAGCCACGCTTATGACTGTATATAGTATTACTGCTATCATGATTTAACTTCCTCCAAAACTGCTTTAGTTAATTTGTAATAAACTTTTTGATTGTCTTTATATCGGTCCACCGGTTGAATATGGATCTGTTTATATAAATCTTGATATTTAATGGTATAGCCTTGCTGATCAGAATTGTCATAGCAATACAAATACAAGGGCATTACCTGGTCCCAATAATTCATCATAATTAAATCATGGACCTTAATCTTTAATGTAGTGTAAAATCCTTTAACTTCTATAAATGCACTCTTATTATGGATCGCAATAAAATCAGGCGATGAGCGTACAATTTCCGGCAACTTAAACCATTCAAAGGTCTGCATCGGTGGATCCTTTTCATCAAAACCAAACCGGACCAGGGTTACCCCTTTCTTCTTAAAATACTCTTCAGCTTTCACTTCAGCTAAATTGATCCGATTGGTGTTTCTTTCCTGGAAAGTTTTATCAGAATCTCTCATAGAGGAAAGTCCATGTATTTATAAAACCAGTTGCGACCTTTGTCTTGATTGTTGACTGCTGTGCTTACTGCCAGGTTTATACAATCCTCACCATTATAAGGATAATAGCAGATTAAATCTTTTGGCATAAAGTACACTGCAATAATATGTACATCAGAATTGACATATTTTTTTAAAGGGATCTCAATAGAAGTTTTGGTTTTTAATTTAGTGGTAGTTTTAACCTGGACCTTCTTAATGGTCTTGCCGGTATCAACTAAAAGATCAGTCATATGGTCATCAATAACTGGTGCATATACATGAAATCCTAATCTATCGATTAAATCAATTTTAACCATCTGTTCACCTATGTAACCGATTCGGACAGTGTTCACTTACCCACCAATTCTTTAATCTCTCTACACAATCTTATGTTACCCATTTTGTCCTGGTTGTGGACCTCGCATAAATCCTGGATCTTTTTAAATAAAGTTGCAAACACCTGGAGCTCTCTTTTGTATTGGTCAGATTGTTCCTGGGTTGCTTCCAGTTCAGTTCTTTTAACTAATGGTAATTTCATTTTCTTCCTCAATCTTTATCACAGTTTTAGGTTCAGTGCTGTAAACTTTTGTAATGACCAAAGTAGTCACTTGTCCATCATCTTTGTAAAACACTCCATTCAAAGCATCCAGGACCAACTTAGCATAATTATCTATGTCGGGTCTTTTTGGACAGTGTAGCAAAACACCTTGTTTTAATAAATGTTTATATTTACCGGTTCGGTAATGACTCTTAGGTCGAGCGATATGAAACTCGATGTACATAAAGATCGGTCCATTAAGAGGTAATTTGGGAGCCGATTTTAAAGATTTTACTAAAAAATCAGCCTTATCCTGCTTAGAAGGGTCATAGGTATGACCATTCCTTAAATGTCTATGTCTTTTTAGAGCGACTGGTGAGCCTTCAATGGTAAAACTTATTGACTCTTTGTCTGTCCCCGGCAGATTGTAAATGTTCATGGTTTCCTTTGGTAGTGAATTTCTCGACCAGTATTTGGACCACAATAGTGAACACTCCGATGATCACTATCCAAATAGCTATGCCAAGTCCTAGAATAAATATGTTTGCAATCAATTCAGCAATAATAAATGGGTAGCTCATTGAACTGAACCCTTCATTGTTTGGTTTTCTTTCCAAAATTCCTGGGTGTACTCTTGCAACTGGTCAACTGTTTGTTGCAATTTATTTACCTTATCATAATCTTTTAATTCTTTAGTCTTTAATATCAACTCTGACAGTCCTTCTAAGATCAGAGTCATCTGGTAAGTTGTGATGTTATTTTTCAATTACTTACCCCACTTTCCATTTTGAACAATAGTAGCCATAATCCCATAATTACTAAGATCTAAAAAACTATCGGTAACAGATTCATCTTTAACAGCATTGGCTTTTTTGTTCATTAATAAATTTTTAATTCTTTGTATCTTATCATTCATGCGAAACCATAACCCAGTAAGGCTTAAATGGACCTCTTCCGGTGTTTCCAGGTTGGACCCAACACTAATATTTCCTGGACCATAATCGCTTTGTTTAGCCAGGAACAATTCATACTGTTCCCCTTGAAGTCTTTTGAACTCCTGGGTGGTCTCTGGATATTGTTTTTCCATAGCTTCCACCAGGGAGATCTGGTTCAATTTTTTGTCCACTATCGAGCCTTCTTTTAAGTTTGTGGTATTCACAGCGTAGGTCATTTAATAACTCCTTAAATTGCGATGGTGAGAATGTCCATAGAGGGTCTAGCCAACCTCTCTTTGCCAGTCTTTTTATTCTTAAAGTCCGGTTTAACCCCAAGCCCTCTGGAAAATCCAGTTGAGCTCG